CTGATGGAGCATTGGAGATGGTGCAAAAAAGAACACGGGCTTATTGGAACTCGAAGCAAACGATAGTAAGCACTCCTGACATGGAGTTTGACGGCATTCACAGGAGCTTTTTGGATGGGAATCAGCAGACATACCATTACCAATGCCCATCGTGCAAGGAATACAATGCACTTCAATGGGGGAATGTTCAATGGGCAGATAATTGCAAAAAAGATGGTAAATATGATTTTGATGAGTTATCTAAGACCATTAGGTTAGTGTGTCCTATTTGTAAGGACGAGTTGGCAGATGAGCCTAAAGTCAGAAGCGACATTGCTAATAATGGAATGTTTGTAGCGTTAAACCCTACAGCACCTGAATCAAGATCAAGTTATTATTGGAACGCATTGCTACCACCTTGGGTCAAATGGAGAGATTTAGTTGAAGAATTTCTTAGTGCGACAACGGCAATGAAAAATGGCGATCCACAACCATTGAAAGACTTTATTAATGAATCGGCAGGAGAGCCGTGGAAAGAAAGTATGACGGCAATAGATGACGACACAATAGATCACAGAAGAGAATCTTATGTGCTTGGGGATAAATGGGAAGAAGAATACACAAGGTTTATGGCAGTTGATGTGCAAGGAGGAGGAGGCTTGCACTATTGGTATTGTATTCGCGCATACGCCAAGGAGGGTGCTCATTCAAGGCTTGTAGCGTACGGAAAAGCGTTCTCAGAAATTGAGTTATTAGAAATAGCCAAGGAAAACAGCGTTAGTCCTTTAAGGTGCATTATTGATTGCGGATGGAATACAGCTTCTGTAATTAGGTTTTGCCAAAGACATAAATGGAAACCTTTTCGTGGGGATGGAGCAAAGCAATACAGCGTAAGGGACCCGCAAACGGGTAAGCCCGTAAAGCAAATATGGACTGCAACATGGGCAGATACTGAGATGGGCACAAAGGCACAAGGATTAAAAAAGAAGATAAAACGCTATGTATGGTCAAACGACGCTACAAAAAACATACTAGCAGAATTGATGGGGGGAATTATTGGCAAGTGGACTATACCAAAGAACACACCACAAGATTATATTCAGCAATTGACGAGCGAAATTAGAGAGGAGAAGAAAGAGGCTAATGGTAGAATAAGTTATGCATGGAGACAGATTCGCAGAGATAACCATTTAAGGGATTGTGAATTAATGTTGCTTGTTGCATCCATCGCCACTAAACAACTCGGATATGATAAGCAACCTCTTGACAAAGACACTTTGGTAGGATGATTACAACATCACAAGAGGCGTTATATGCCAAATTGATCCACGATCAAATTACTTATACAGCTAAGGAAATTGGGGCAATAGGCAATGACATATCAATAACATTTTTGAGTAGCGATGCCATGACTGGCATGTCAATGACTCTTGCGGACAAGGTCGTAACAATAAATTATTTAGCGAAAGAGGAAACAATTGACACACCTGCAACGGGGCATTTTGGGTCATTGGGAGGTATAGATTTTATTTACAAAACAACGGGAGAAAGTGTAATTGAACCCATTGTTACAATTGAAGAAAATCAAGCTAATAACGAGATTGTTTACGAAGACGACTTTGATGATAACGGAGTAACAAGGATCCGATTTAGGATTAAATTAAATGCGGGAGCTACAACATTAACACAACAAGATGTTTTAGATATATATGCAAATGCGAGTATTGATGTAGAAACTAGATTGGATGTATCCGCGCCAAATGTTTTAAATAATCTTACAGGAGCAGGGCAGGTTTTATTAGCGGGAGGTCAAGACGCAACCTACGATCCCGCAGTTACAATTACTGATTACACAGGGCATGACATCAAGGATGCTTATAATCATGCAGATATTGCTGTTCAGGCATTGATTGGTGTTGTAGTTGCAGACCAAAATTACTCATTAACTTCGGAGATTACTGCAAATCTTGCAGGAGGTCAGGACGCAGGCGATCCAATCTTAACAAGGGGTTTATATGCAGGGCAGACTGAAATTGATCTTCTGGCACTCAGGAGCGACTTACAGAAGGCATTAAAGGAATTAGCATCGGGTAAACAAATAATTTCAGTTACGATAGGAGGAAAGCAAGTTACAAAAAAATTACCTGAGTTTGGCGAGCTGAAGCAAGAATTGGCTAGTGTCATGACGGCACTTATGCAATTAGACCCTACAAAATATGGTAAGCCACGAAGAAGATTTTTGATGGATCACAGAAGGCGTTAATATGATAAATATATTTAAGAAAAAAATGCCTACAAGAAGGCAGAGTTTAGCCAAGCGTAACGACATAAGAGCGAAAGGAGGCACATTTATTGACGGGCTTGGAAGGAGTGATCCCAATCGCCAAAACATCCCGTTTTATTTTCGGCAAAAAGACCCAATACCAAAATGGGAACGAGTAGAACTCATAGAAATGGGCAGATATTTGTATTCCAATGACGGAATAGTAAAGGGGGCAATAGATGATTTGGCTCGTTATTCGTTCCCGCTTATACCACAAGCAATTACTGATAACCCTGAATGGAATTTTAGTGCAGAAGAATATTTTAACGATTGGTCAGTTAATGCAGACCTTAAAGGCAGAATGCATTTTTACGATTTACAAAGGCTTGCTTCTATTTGTTTAGACAGAGATGGCGATGTAGGCATTATACATGTAGAAGACAACGATGGCGTTAAATTGCAGATCATCGAGGCAGACTTAATACAAGATCAGCCTAGAGATACATCTCGATTTGACCAAGGTGTGGAATATGACGCAAGGGGAAAAGCTGTAGCGTACAGCGTATTGGAAGATAATGACAGGCAAGACGAGTATAGAATTATTCCTGCGTCACAAATGTGCTTATTATTTGATCCTGAGCGTGCAGATCAGCAAAGAGGTATATCTTCTATTGCTCACGCAGTTGCACACATAAGAGATAAGAAAGAAATATTGCAGTATGAAAAAATGGGAGTAAAGAATTTAAGCTCATTTAGTGCAGTATTACAGAGCGATTATGACGAGCCTGATGAAGATGCATTTGGGTTATCTGAAATTGATGGTACCGACGCCGTAGGAAATCCTACGGAAGTTACAGTTTCGCAAATGCAATCAGGCGAAATACCTGTATTACGCAAGGGGGAAACTTTATCCGCTTTTCAGGGAAATCGCCCAAGTAGTACATTTCAAGGTTTTTTAGAATTTCTTGTTCGTGAATTTGCCGTAGGGTTAGGTATGCCTTACGAGTTTATATGGAATCCACAATCTTTAACTGGTCCAAGCCAAAGATTTGTTATGGGCAAGGCACAAAGAAAATTTGAAGAAAGGCAAAGATTGTTCGGAAATGTAGTTAAAAAAACATGGATGCAAGTAATTGCACGGGCAGTTGATGAAGGGGCATTGCCTGCACAAGAAGGGTGGCAGAAATGCAGAATACAGCCACCCGCTAGGCTTACTATAGATATTGGTAGAGAAAGCAGGGAAGAGAGAGAGGACGTTACTGCGGGGCTTATGTCATTAAGCCAACATTTTGGTCAGCGGGGATTAGATTGGCAGGGGGAAGTAGATCAGCAAGCAAAAGAATTTAGTTACATTATGGAGAAAGCACAAGAGATTGCTGACCAATTTAACATCCCTATTGATGTAGCATTAAATAGATTGGGTGGACAAGTTGCAGGCACGCAAGACCCATTAATTGATACACAACCCGAAGCAACTTCTTGACAAAGACGCTTTGTAAACAAATAGAATTATGGCATATACAAAATCACTACTCATTACCGATTTATTTCCTAACGGAGATTTTAATACAAGTACGCAAACTTTTGAAATTCCTTTAAGTGACCTAACTTCAGTTGGGTTAGACTTGACTGAGTCAACGGCAGAAGATGCAAGAAAGTTTGTATTAGCAATTTTGCAAACAATGCAAGCACGCCAAAATGCTATTAAAACTGCATACGATGCGTCAAAGGCTCACTCCGCATATGTTGAAGGTTCAGATTATGAAGCAGGCGATAAAGTACAATACGCGGGTAATGAGTGGGAGGCTGATGTTGCTATTGTAAACGCACCCGCAACCCTAGACACTGCTAGTTGGACAGAAAACAATTACAAGCAACCTGTAGATAATGCAACAGCAACACAACAAGGAATAGCTTGGTCAGCAGATGGATCGTCAGGAACGCAACGCCACACATTGACCGTTGTTTACTCTAATTCCTATGATGTTAAATCAGAGTAAGTGAGTAAATTTCTTGCACTACAAAGGCTGAATCAACCTTGGTTGATTAGCCATCAAATGTTTGGTCAGCTTCGTGATACTATAAACGCATGGGATGACAACTTGACTGCTGAAATGCCTGAGGAAGATTCTTATTCAGAAATAAATGGTATAGCATTGTTAAGCCTAAAGGGGACAATGATGAAGAACCCAACAGCAATTGAGCGTGTATTTCTTGGTGCAACTTGCACAGGACAATTATGTGCATCAATCAATGAGATTGGGAAAAACCCAAACATAAAAGGAGTTTTATTAGATGTAGACAGCGGAGGTGGAAGTGTACAAGGAGTAATTGAAGCATCAGAAGCATTGCGAGGTTTGCACGAGCAAAAGCCTGTCGTTACTTTTACCGATGGAATGATGGCGTCAGCTAGTTATTGGGTAGGTTCGCAAGCTACTACAATTGTAGCATCGCCAAGTGCTAGGGTTGGATCAATCGGTGTTTATGTCCCCGTAATTGATTACAAGGAGCAATATGCAGAGCAAGGCATTAATGTAGAAGTTATTACGAACAAAGATGGCATATACAAAGGTGCTGGTTTAGAAGGAACTTCGTTAACTGATGAGCAAAAAGCACAAATACAAGATGAAGTAGAAGATATTTACGGAGAATTTAAAAACTCAGTTTTGTCTTCTAGGTCAATCCCTAATGACGCTATGCAAGGTCAAGCTTTTATGGGAAAGCGTGCTACAGAAAAAAATTTAATAGACGCGGTTGGTGATTTTGAAGACGCAATATATTTATTGGGTCAAGAGATGAAAAATAGGGCATAGTGTTGACAAAGACTCTTTTGTAATATGAGCGATGTAAAAAGTATTGTAGCGGAAAACGAGGAGCTTAAAAAGTTACTCGATGACACCAAGGAATCTTTAAAAGGTTACGAAAAAGATTACGATGAAATTTGTGAGGAGCTTGATTTAGTCAAGGCAGAATTAGAAGCCTTTAAGGCAGAGTCTGCATCAGAAGAAAAGGACGAAGACGCATCAGACGACATGGAAGATGCTGAAGATGATGAAATGGAGGCTAACGAGGAGGAAGCCTCAGAAGAGCCACAGGAGTCCGCAGAAGAGGTTCAGGCTAAAGTTTTAGCTAAGGCATTAAGGCAACTCGGAGTTGTTGAGCCTGTAGTTACTAAGCCCAAAGCACAAAAAATGAGCAACGAGGAAGTGCTTGCAAAATTTGCATCAATCACAGACGCAAAAGAGCGTGGAGAATTTTACGCCAAAAACAGAACACAAATATTTAACTAATACAAAAAATGGCTAATTCATTCGATACCGTAGCAGTTGATGTAATCGCTCAAGAAGCGTTAACTCGACTTATTCAAAAACTTTCATTTGTAAAAAGCATCCACAAGGATTTTTCTACAACTGCACTTGCTAAAAATCAAAGCGTAATTACGCACATTATTAGCGAAATGTCTGCTAGTGATGTAGATTTTACAGCAGGCGGTGGATATGT